AAATACTACAATCGGTATTGTTATTGTTTTTATTTTTATCGTTGGTATGATTGTTATTATTTTCTAATAACAATGATATATTGTATTTTTTATTTTGGGGCACTTGGTCAATGTGTCTATTATAAGTGATATTATTTAACGCTGTAAACATTTCTCGACCTAGAGCAAGTTGCATTCCATTTATTTGTTCATTCAGTTCGTTTAATTCGTTATAAACCGCTTGCTCATAGTCTGGATTATTATTGTACAAATTACTCATAAATTGTATAAATTCCGCATTATTTAAATTATTGTTGTTCATTCGCGTTTGATTTTGCTGAATATAAGTTCTATACATATAATCTGCTATTAAATCTAGACAATAATACATTGGTGTTCGCATTGTAGCATTACACTTTTTTATGGAAAACGTTCTTAGTAAGCACTTATTGTATTCATCAAATACATTATATCTTCCTAATAACCAATCTTTGAAAATTTCTCGCGAATTACAAAATATCATATGTACTTGGCACGTTTCTTCAAAATCTGATAACCTGGCGTCATTACAATTTTTTACATTATGTCCAGGAGTTCTACAAAATGAGCAGGCGTTTTGTCTTCTGATTGTAGGCATTGTTTTAGTTTAGTTAATTTATTTTAGTTGGTTATGTGTTTGTTTTATTACTTATTATGATTTATTTAATATCAATTTTATTTTTAAATTCGTCAAATTCGCGTTTGTCTTGCGCTTCATACTCTTCTATTAGCCCCTCTAATTCTGTGAGTTGATCTAGTGTGTTTATACCTAAAATCTCGGTTATCCTCTCTGCTTCTATATTATACAATTCAATATTTACGTTCATACGTGTTTTTATTATTTCTATTAAATCTGTCAAGTAATATTCATTCTGGTTATTGTTATTTGTTAAGTATTGAAAATGTTCACATAACAAATTTTGCTTTACACAATAAATACCCGCGTTTATTTGTTTGATTTCCAATTCTTCTTTATTGCAATCTTTATGCTCAGCAATCCTTAAAAACTTATCGTCTTCCATAACGATTCTACCGTATCCACTTGGGTCATTCATTATCGTCGTAATCATTTTAACCGCGCCTTTGGTTTCTATTAGTTTTCGCATAGTATTTACACGTAACATTGGAACGTCGCCGGAGAGAATTAATACGTCCGTTTTTGGATGTTTTAATAATTCCGGATTACAACACATTAAAGCATGCCCGGTTCCCAAGGCTTCCTCTTGTATAACATATGTTATTTCAGGTATATAATTTATATATTTATCAATTACTTCCTTTATTTGGTCTTTATATTTTCCAACGACGACAATGACCTTGACAATATTTATGAGATAATTTAATTCTTGTAAATTCAATAATATTCGGATTATCATTGGAATACCATCTACTTCGAGTAAAACCTTCGGAATATTTTTACCAATTCTTTTACCTAAACCACCGGCCATTATAACTGCGACAACGTCACCGTTCATTATATATAATCATACAAATTTATTTTTATGAGAGGTTTACAATACATATACATATATAAATATGAATTAAAGATAATACTATAACTACATATATCTTGTGTCAATAATGTTAAGTTACAAAATATATGTAAATGACCGGAATTATTCTTCTTGGGATGTATTCGATGCCAACAATCACTCAAAACTTTCGGTCGATATAACGAGTCCGTTTGAAGCAAAATTATTCTCCAATGATGTGTTTACGATTGACCAAAATAACGCCGTTAATATCATACATTCTTCTATTAGGTGTGATGAGCATATGCCAGGTGTATTGGTTTTAACGGATAACAAAACATATGGTAGGGAAAATAAGTCGCAAGGGTCAAGCAAGACGAAATTTAAAGAAGGACGCTTACTATATAAATGTATTCCAGACGATAAACGATTGCCAACATTTTTAGTTCCATATGAAATTAAAAATATGGGGTTTTCCAAGGTTTTAAAAAATTTGTATGTTACTTTTATTTATCATCATTGGGACGATAAACATCCAAGGGCAAAACTTGACAATGTTATTGGACCAGTTGATATTTTAGATAATTTTTACGAATATCAGTTATATTGTAAAAGTTTAAATGCGTCTATACAGAAATTTCAAAAAGACGCCCATAAAGCGATTGAAAGTAAGTCATATGAAGGAGTAATAGAATCCATTAAATTAAAATATCCGTCAATCAAAGACCGAACCAACCAAAAACAATGGTATATAATTACTATTGACCCGCCAAGAGGTCAGGATTTTGACGACGGTTTTAGTATAGTTCAACATGAAGATGGAGTACAGCAATTAAGTATATACATCTCCAATGTGACTATTTTGATGGATATTTTAAATTTATGGGATTCGTTTTCGCGCAGAATCTCTACCATTTACCTTCCCGATAAAAAACGACCAATGCTTCCGACTATTCTATCAGATTGCTTGTGTAGTTTACAGGAAAATGTCGTAAGAGTGGCATTTGTTATGGATATATTTATTAAGAATAACGAAGTGATTGATATTAAATACGACAATTGCTTCATAAAGGTGTTTAAAAATTATACTTACGAAGAACCCAAACTGCTTGGTGATGTGAAGTATCACACGATTCTCGAACTAGTTCAAAAATTGACCATTAAACAACCTTACATTAATAATGTGCGAAATAGTCACGATTTGGTTTGCTACCTTATGATTTTTATGAATTATCATTGTGCCAAGGAATTAATTAAATATAAAACCGGGATATTTCGGTCTACGATTATTAAACGAGAGTTTCCAGTTCCAGAGACTGTGCCGGAAGAAGTAAGTAAATTTATTAAAATATGGAATAGCGCGTCAGGTCAATATATTGATGGATCCGAAATAGTTGATACGCGGCATCAGTTATTGGACATAGACGCTTATATTCATATTACTAGTCCTATACGACGATTAGTTGACCTTTTAAATATGATTAAAATACAGAAAGCAATGAGCATTATTAACCTTTCTGATAATGTTGATAAATTTTACGACAAGTGGATAGGAGAAATTGATTTTATAAATATGACGATGCGTTCCATTAGGAAAATGCAGTGTGATTGTTCATTACTTGATTTATGTCAGAATAATCAGGCAATAATGGATAAGGAATACGACGGTTACTTATTCGATAAGATTAATAGAAATGACGGTCTAACGCAGTTTATTGTATTTCTCCCTGAATTAAAATTGTCTTCTAGAATTACCTTGCGAGAGAATTATGATAATTTTATGTGTACAAAATTCAAACTGTTCTTGTTTAATGATGAGGAAACTTTTAAAAGGAAAATCCGTTTACATTTAGTATAATATATAAACGCGGCGAACATTTTTACCGCTAATGTCGGTGGCCCAGACGGTATTCAAAGTGTTTTTATTTTTATTTTTAAACATGTTTTCAGGTTCCTTTAATTTTTCGACCACTTCAAATATATTCATGGTAAATTTTACAATTTTGCCGTGTAATGGTGCTAGGTTATGGGAGTCATTCTCGCTAATTTCTAATATATCGTTTTCCTTGTCGTACTTTTTGATTGGGACGTATCCACCGTAACATTCTGAAAATTTATCGAATGTTTTTATTTTGTCAATATTATTCATAGGTCCATACAAAAACATAAATACCATTTGATATTGTCTGTTATATTTGAATAAACCAATTTTTTAATTTTATTCAAATAATCTAAAATTTATTTAAGTATGTTTTCTAAATAATAAATTAAAACAACTTAAAGAGGTTTTATTTACCCACGCCAATTTCTTTGGACACCTTTTTAATGATTTTCTCTTCTTTTTCAAAATCATTATCCCCTTTGCCGCCCATGGATTCAATAATAATATTATTATACACGTCCGATTGTTTTGAAGATGCTTTGTAATAATTTGGATACTTTTCTTTAAATTTTTGTATCATTCTGAAATTCTTGTCTTGGACCTTTCTTACCAACTTGTGCATCTTTTTATTCTCATCGTCTTTCTCCCATTTATCTTCATCTTTTACGTAAATGGTTTCTCTCTTTTTATCTGTACAATGGACGGGTCTTTGTGTAATATCAAGGTCTTTCAGGTTTTTAATAATAATATTTGAGATTCCTTCAATATATCCTTTTTCACCTACCCTCTCTAAATCGGATAACTGTAATTTTATTGATTCTACAAAATCCATAATATTCATAGCATCTTTACACGTTTCGTTTAAAAAGAAATTCAAATTGAAGGCTTTGTTATGTGAGTTTATTGTGGTAGTATTGTTCGTCCCGTTTTCTAATACCTTCATCACCATGCTTTGCTGTTCAAATATTTTATTTTGCTGTTCCATTACCATATTTTTAAATTCGCTATTGTCTTTTATGAGTTCAGAGTTTTGTTTTATAAGCATTATAATTAATTCTTTGTCTGTTGTTTCATTATTTTTATTTTTATCAATTACTTCATAATCTGAATTTTGGTTTTTTTCACAAATGTTTTTATTTTTATGTCTCCATAACCCAGCACGGTCATTAAATATTTTACTACACATTTCACAGCAATAAGTTTTTGAACTTTTGTCTAAAGTGTTGTTTTCTCCGTTGTTTTCGTTGTTTTTATGTTTTAACGTCATTAAATGTTTTTTATAATCTTTTGAGTATAACGTATTATAGTCACATTTTTCACAACAGAAAAAAGTAGGATTTTTGTAGGATTTTTGCGTTGTCATTCTCCTATATTATATACAGAATATTTTATTTCTAAACCTTTTTATAAAAAAATAAAAAAAATTTATCGTCACAAATTTGGAAAAACTTTTTCAGAGACGAGACCATAAGAATTTTTATGGTCACAAATTTATGTTTTTGAGCAAAGTATTTTAGATTTTCTGATTTTGGACATTTTTTTTGTCCATTTTTGAAAAGTTTAAAAAAGTCTTGAATAAAATCACTTAAATTTTGCACTACATGTGTAGTGAATTTTTTAGACCATTATTTTCCAGATTTCTTTACATTTTTGTAGTGTAAAACAGGTTTTTCTTTAAGTTAATTACATAGATACTAAATCAAAACAACTTAAAGACCCTTTATTTACCAACCCCAATTTCTTTGGAGACCTTCTTAATGATTTTCTCTTCTTTCTCAAAATCATTATCCCCTTTGCCACCCATAGATTCAATAATAATATTATTATACACATCCGATTGTTTTGAAGATGCCTTGTTATAATTGGGATACTTTTCTTTAAATTTTTGTATCATTCTGAAATTCTTGTCTTGTATCTTTCTTACCAACTTGTGCATCTTTTTATTTTCGTCATCCTTTTCCCATTTGTCTTCATCTTTCACATAAATGGTTTCCCTCTTCTTGTCCGTACAGTGAACAGGCCTTTGTGTTACATCAAGGTCTTTCAGGTTCTTAATAATAATATTTGAGATTCCTTCAATATACCCTTTTTCACCTACCCTCTCTAAATCGGATAATTGTAATTTTATTGATTCAACGAAATCCATAATATTCATAGCATCTTTACACGTTTCGTTTAAAAAGAAATTCAAATTGAAGGCTTTGTTATGCGAGTTTGTTGTTATAGTAGTATTGTTCGTCCCATTTTCTAATACCTTCATCACCATACTTTGTTGTTCAAATATTTTATTTTGCTGTTCCATTACCATATTTTTAAATTCGCTATTGTCTTTTATGAGTTCTGAGTTTTGTTTTATAAGCATTATAATTAATTCGTTACTGTTTGTATTTGAATTGTTGTTATGTATTATCATCTCGCTATTATTTTTGTCGCTATTATTTTCAATTATTGTGTTTTCAATTATTGTGTTTTCAATTATAGAATCTTCTTTTATTTTACATTTAGATTTATGTCTCCATAATCCAGATCGGTCTTTATATATCTTATTACATATATCACACTTTAGAATTTTTTCTGTTGCGGAATTGATGCTAAAACATGCTAAATTGTTGCGGATGTGTTTTTGCGTCTGGGTATGTAAATCATAATTAGATTTTTTAGACGTAGTAAAGTCACAAATTTCACAACAAAAAAAGTTGGCATTTTTTGGTAGTTCTTTTGTTGCCATTCTTGCCTAAATAAACAACAGAAAAAAATTTTAAATCCTTTTTAATAAAAATAAAAAAATTTTATCGTCACAAAATTGAAAAACTTTTTTCAGTGATGAGACCATAAAATTTTTTATGGTCACAAATTTATGTTTTTGAGCAAACTATTTTAGAAAATCGAAAAATGGACATTTTTTTTGTCCATTTTTGAAAAATCTAAAAAAGTCTTGAATAAAATCACTTAATTTTTGCACTACATGTGTAGTGAATTTTTTAGACCCTATTTTTCAGGATTTCTTTACATTTTTGTAGTGCAAAATCTGTTTTTCTTTAAGTTCTAAAAGGAATATATATTATTTAACTAACTTAAAGACCAATCAACAAATTATATATAAATAATATAAAACCAAGAGTATATTATATATAAAATAAAAATAATCTAATCTAAAATGGTCAAGGTTTGTGCTTATAATTATCCAAAAGAGAGTGAAGAAGAGTATAAAACCTATTATGAGAGCTATTCATATGAATTGCACGATTTTCAAAAATGGTGTGTTGAAGGTGTTATTACTGGAAACCATATTCTTGTTACGGCTCCTACTGGGAGTGGAAAAACTTTCGGCGGCGAATTTGCTTTAAATTATTTTCATCAAAAAGGAAAGAAAACCATTTACACTACTCCCTTAAAGGCTTTATCAAACGAAAAATTTTATTCTTTCACACAAAAATACCCGCATATCCGCGTCGGATTAATTACTGGAGATATTAAAACAAACCCAGACGCAGATGTGCTTATTATGACGACCGAAATCCTTTTAAATAAACTTTACCAAATTAAAAGCAATGGTCCCGTTCCTAGTTCTTCAATATCCTTCGAAATGGACCTACAATTAGATTTGGGATGCGTTGTCTTCGACGAGATCCATTTTATAAATGATGAATCTAGAGGAAATATTTGGGAACAAACCATAATGATGCTACCTCCACAAGTTCAAATGGTCGGACTTTCCGCTACACTAGATAATCCAGAAAAGTTCGCTGACTGGTTAGAGTGTAGAGGCGGAACGGATAAATATGGCGGAAAAGAAGTTTACTTAACACGTAAATTAATCAGAGCAGTTCCTTTGGTACATTATAGTTTTATAACCGCCACAAGCGAAGTAAATAAAGTTATTAAAGATAAAGTTTTACAAGAAGAAATTAAAAATTTAATTAATAAACCTTTTATAATTCAAGACGCAAAAGGTGTGTTTAATGACGCACATTATCACGCAGTAAATAAAACACTCAGACTTTTTGAAAAACACGATATCCGCATTAAACGCCAACACGTTTTAAATAAAGTTGCCGAACACTTGGTTAACAATGAAATGTTACCAGCATTATGCTATGTATTTTCTAGAAAACAATTGGAAAAATGCGCGCAAGAATTAACTACAAATTTACTGGAGTTTGATAGCAAAATTCCTTATACCGTCGACCGCGAATGCGAACAAATTATACGAAAATTGCCTAATTATGAGGAATATTTACATTTACCTGAATACGTGAATACTGTTAAACTTTTAAGAAAAGGTGTCGGTATTCATCACGCTGGGTTAATGAACGTGCTAAGAGAAATGACCGAACTGCTATTTGCTAGAGGATTTATTAAAATATTATTCTGTACGGAGACCATGAGTGTCGGAATTAATCTACCTGTTAAAACCACCATTTTTACGGATATTAATAAATTTAACGGTGAAATAATTCGCACGCTACATAGTCACGAATATACACAGGCGGCAGGGCGCGCAGGAAGACTCGGTTTAGACACGATTGGACACGTGATCCACTTGAATAACCTATTTCGAGACGTAGATTCTGTATCCTATAAGACAATGCTGAACGGCAAACCACAAACGCTCACATCTAAGTTCAAGTTCTCATATAATTTGCTATTGAATTTGCTCGATATTGGCGATAACAAATTGGTAAACTTCGCGAATAGAAGTATGGTCTCCGGCGACCTTGATAATCAAATGAAAGAACTGCTTGACAAAAGAATGGTTTTAATTGGAGAACTGGATAGTATTAAAAGTTACGCCAATAATTTAAGAACACCAGCAGACGTCATATCGCAATACATTGAACTCCAACAAAATAAACTGAGTGCCGTAAATAAAAAGCGCAAAGATATCGAAAGGCAACTCCAACAAATAACCGACAATTATAAATTTATCGACCAAGACAAATTATCTTACCAGAAAATGGTTATAAAAGAAAAAGAAATCGGCGAATTAGAAGGTCAAATAGAAACCGTTCAGACTTATATTAAATCCGGTGTTCAAACTGTCTTAGAACTACTTAAAGAAGAGGGGTTTATTGAAGGAGACCTCGTTAACGATGAAACCAGTTTGAAACTCACATTAAAAGGCAGGTTCGCATGCCAAATCAGAGAGGTTCATTGCTTGGTTTTTGCCAGATTAATTGAAGACAAAACCATTAATCATTTGACCGCTAAACAATTGGTTTGCCTCTTTAGTTGCTTTACAAATATTGCCGTCCAAGAAGATAATAAAGATAGTTATCCGAAAACGGACGATGTTTCTATTAAAGAAATCGTTCAAAAGGTCGCAGACCTATACTCAACATATCAACAAAAAGAAGTAGACAGTAGAATTAATACGGGTGTCGACTATACAATCCATTATGACCTATTAAATTATTTGGAAGAATGGACCAATTGCTGCGACGTAGAATCCTGTAAGTTACTATTACAAAAAATAGGCGCTGAAAAGGAAATCTTTTTGGGCGAATTTGTAAAGGCGCTTCTGAAAATTA